CGTCCATATCAATATCTTCATTACCATAGAGCTCGATAAACTCTTGGTTTCCATCTACATAAGTTCTAATTTGTAATCCCATATATTATCCTTGTGTTCTATATCTTTTCACATCTGCATATTGTAGAGTGAAGGTATATTGAAAAATCTTTTGATATTGTCTTTGGAACTTTTTAAGTTCTCTGTTTTCTAATACCACAGGTTTAAGGTATTGGTATTGTCTGATCTCACCAAGACAAGATTGACAATCACTTATGTCAGGTTGAGCACACGGGTCAATCATCTCTGTTGTTCCTTCAATGATATAAACTTCTGGTGAATTGAAAATCTCTTCAACAACAACTGTATCTTCATCAGTCATAAAATCACTCATACACTCAATCTTGTAGTTCGCATTCTGATCGTAAATTGTTGTTCCTCTTTGATATGCACCCCTTGAATAAAATTGTTTGTCTAATGAACTCTCTTGTCTATATTGTTTTCTTTCAATCTCAAAGGTCTTTGTGGATTTCTTGCCAAATGTATAAGTGTCCCACATACCTCTACCATTTAGAAAAAGTAGATGTATCGGCTGGTTTATGCAATCCGGATCCATCATATAAAACTCCAATATCTCACTTGTCCTTGCTGAGAAGTTCATATTCGTTCCTGATGTAAGATAAAAACAAACTTTGCCCGCATCTTGTGGAATGATGTTCGTTCCTCCTTGCGTTATGTTCCACGGCATATAGAATATTGCTTGTTTCCATATGTCGTAGTTGTTTGTGATTGTGGAATTGTTTGCGGTATATGCAGAATAAGTGTAATTGTCGTCCTGAAAGTCAGCAGCTCTAATAACCACCCTTGAAGTTTGATTATTGAAATAATCATTCTGTCCGTCAAGGAAGGATACTACAATAGGACAATCGGGGTGGTGTTGTCTTCTTCTTACTCTTTGTGATACGAAACCATCTTGTGATATTGTCTTATATTCATATCCCGCAGCATTTAGAAACTCCCTTGGCCCACAACTTGTATCTTGTCCTTGTTGATAAATGTGTCTGAATAAATCATAGTAATACCACGACTGATTTGGAACTTGGAAAAAGTTTGGTGATTGTGTATATCCTGATCCAAGTGTTGCTCCTGATAGATAAGGTGATGGGATAAGTTTATTATCCACACCAGGAAATATATTGATGGGGTCAGGTTGATACGAAGCAAGCAAGTCCATATCCAAAACAATAGAATTAGTAGTAGTATCCTCATACTCACAACCAACTTTTACTTGGTATTGTTCTGCGTGCCATAATACAGGTAGGTCAGCATTCAGATCACCCGTAGGCCACAAATTGAATGCGTTTAATGTTCTTGTATTTGCCGCATCACTCATCGTAAGAACAGAGTTTTCAGGTGCTACATAATTTAGGTAAGGATAAGTCGTACCCGAAAATCTTGGATTGGCTTTTAGGAAGGTTCTAACAATCTCCTCTAATTCAACAATCGCTTTACCATATGAGTTGGGACGAACTTTAAGTCTGGCTGTTGGTTGTGGATTACCCGAAAAGTTTATTGCACTTGGTCTAAAATATACATCAATTACAAACTTGAAGTTCTGTAAGGTATATCCTGTTGAAGATATTGTATAAATGTGCTCACCATTACTTGGGGTAATAGTCAGTGGTGATTGATCTATGTTTATTATTACACTCATTTTATTATGGTTCTTGAATTATTTTAATTAGAAACTCTTGTAAGTCCATTCCAAGTTTTGCTGCTGGTCCATTTGGATCATCGAAGGCTTTGATAAATACATCGAAACTATCATCATAAAAGTTTGTTGGTTGGATTCCGAACTTCTGAATTGTTTTTGAGATCGCAAAAGCTGTACCTTTAACATTGAACTTCTTGAACCTTCCCCTCTTGTCTCTATTCAATCCCTTCACTCTTATCCAATCCATTAGGGGTTTCAATGGAACATATTTACCTGGTTGTCTTCCATCATTCACATACTTCCAATAATTTAACATATTGACCTTCATTCTGTTTGTAGCAGGGTCAAATGATACGTTTATGGAATTGTATAGATTGCCGGTCTTTTTCTTCATATTCCTTGTTCCCGTTTTTGGTTTCTGACCGAAATAACCAGGAGCATAAGGATATGGTTTTGCCAAGTTGTCCTTCAACGCTTTTTGGAACATATCAGCAAGTTCCTCCATTGCCGCATCAAAGTTCGGTTGTGGTATTTGTTGGAATGAATAAAACTTATATGCTGTTTCCATCTTCGTTATTATCACAAGGTGGGAATGTCGCATAAGGTGCGATACATCTGTTTATTGCGTCAGGTACTCTCAATCTTATTGAACCAGTCCAACCATTCACGTAGTCATCGTAAGCCTCACCAAAAGGTGTCATTTCGACAGGGTAGTCAAGGTCAAGATTACAATAACATTCCATTCCCGTAGCATACTTTAATTGGGCTATTACATCTTTGAGTATATCAAGTGTATCACTATAAGTGTCTAATTCGTTGTCGAAGTTTTTTGCGTTCTGAATATCCATAATCAGGATACTAAAATCATAGGTGGTTTCTTTACCATCGGTTTTTGCTCCATTAGGTATTACCCACATCGCAGGATAAAAAGGTGCTTGGTTGCCAGTATTTTCTTGCTTCAATCTCATTTCAGTTTGGTAGATAAGTTGTTCTATATCACCAAATCCCCACGATTGTATTTGTTCGTGGTAATCTGCCAACTGACGTAGCAGATCCATTATCTTCTTAAAATTATAATATCCAACGCTATTTGCCATATTATCTCATTTTCATTTGTTGTTGCATCTTCTGTGCCTCTCTTCTTCTTATGTCATTTATATCCTTCATATACGCTAAATAGTTTAATACGAATACTAACGGATACGCAGTAATTTCTTCAACCTTTGTAATATCTTCGTTCGCCAACGAAACAAGAGTAGCGAACCAGCCCCAATGCCGATCAAAGGAATAAACTTCACGAGTATCCAAATCATCTTTGCCATCAATTTCAGGTTTTGCCAAAAAGAGGCCTTGAAATTGCCTCGTAAGGTTTTGTCTAAATGAAAAAAAAAATTGGTGGCTCCCTTTACATACTTGACTGGAAGCTTCTTGAACTCCTCGGCTTTCTTTTGTAATTCCTTTGAGTTATAAGGTTTGTAGTTCCCGTTCTCATCTAATTCTCTGTAAAGCATTGCCATCATTAGTGGCATTTCCTTTTTCTTTTCGTGGGGTTCTTTGGATAGGTATGTGTCAATATCTATAAACTCACCAAATGTTAAATTGGGAAGATCAAGAAATCTGTATCTTTTTCCATTGAAATCGAACTCATTGTGGAACTTATCCCCATTTTCATTCAGAAAAACGGAGATTTCATTAGAAACTTTCACCACCTCTGCATAATCACTATTCTCAATTTCCTCTTCGGTAAGACCAGTTGTGAATGATAATAGTTTTACACAAAACTCCCTTTCGTCAGTCCATTCTTGTAATAGAATAAGTTTAGACCACATCTCCACTGTGGGTTCTTCAATCTCGTATTGTTTGTTTTTGTACTTAAACTTCATCATATAAAAATATCTTTTTTTGTTTTTTTATTCACAACTTATCTTACAACATAAGTTCCATAGGTGGCTTTTTTCTTAAATGAATGATACGATAGAGCAAGGGATATTACAGTATCATCGTGAAACCCATTTGGAGACCCATATTTGATCTTTCTTGTCTTTGGTGAGTATTCATAGGTAAAAACGGAAAGCTCCTTGTATAGGTCTGTATTGAGGTCTGGTGATGGTAGTTTTATTTTGTTCTCATTCATTCCCATAATCAGATCCTCAATCATATTCTGCTTACTATCATTGTTGGTTATGAATGGTTGGATACTTGGGTAGTGTTTCTTGATCTGCTCGTATAATACATCACCAATACTATTGACCTCAGCAAAACATACCGGTCTCCACTTACGAAGTTTTGCCACAACTTCACTTATAATGATGTCCCAACTCTTTTGTCTTTCCCTGTAAAAATCGACCATTTCTCCCTCTGAATTGAGTATTGTTAGTACTGTATAGTCATTTTGACGACCAAAATCCAGTCCTGCATAATATTTTTTGCTTGTGTCTTGTGGAGGATAATTCTGCATAACACAAGTTAGTTTAAGATTACCAAACACCTCACCACCATCATCGATGAACTCAGCAAGGATTTCTTGTTTGTATATTGTTTCAGGTAAGGATAATTTTGCTTCAATTAGTTCATCTTCCGTAATATAGGGTGTGTCGAATGATGTTGCGTGGAATGTTCTGTATTGTGGGTAATCATCACTATATCCCCTCATCGCAAGATTATAAAACCAGTTTCTTCCCTTCGGAGTTGATATGAATAATACCTTCTTTCCATTTACAAGCACTGTTGGTCGTAATACTGTATTCCATACTTCATCTTTGATGTATGCTGCTTCATCAATCACAAGGTAATTCAAGGTATATCCACGCAATGTATCCTCCCTTTCACCTGATCTAAAATACATTACCGATCCATTGATGAATGTTATTGTGAGCTCTGACTTGTTTATTGATTTGGTAAGTCCCGTTCCTGCTATTGTGTTTGTTAGTTCCGTAAATACTT